TTAAAGGAAAAATCATGGCCTTTCTAAAAAAAGTAGCAAGAGCTGTTGCGTCTGGCCCGGCATTATCGGCTGGAAAATCGGCGGGTATGTTTGGCGGAGCACTTAAAAAAGCTATGCCAAAAATTAAAGAAGCAATAGCTAGTGGTGCAGCAGCACCAGCGGCTGCAGTGAAAAGCCGTGGTCGTTCGGGCTTAGGTGGGATGCTATCTGGCTCCTCCACTGCAACGGCTAAAGCAGGAGCAGCTAATCCTAGAGGCGCAGGGAGTGGCTTGATGGGTGGTGCAATTAAACAAGCTATGACGAAGCGTGGCTTAGGACTTAAAAACGGCGGCATGGCAGAAGATAAAGCTGGTCGCGCCTTAGGTAAAAAGACAGCAGACTCAATGGGCCGTGCTATGGCTAAAGCCCCTATGAAGAAAAACATGGGTGGTATGGCTAAAAAATCGTCTAAGAAATGCTAATAAGACATGACCACATCCGGTACAGCAACATTCAATCTTGATATTGATGATCTCATTGCCGAGGCGTATGAACGCTGCGGCCTTGAGACACGTACTGGGTATGACATCCTTACAGCTAGGCGCTCATTAAACCTCTTGTTTGCTGATTGGGCAAACAGGGGTTTAAATCTATGGACTATTGAGCAACGACAGACAACGATGGTTGTTGGTCAGGCGGAATACACGCTGCCATCTGATACCGTAAATGTATTATCTGGTGTTATACGTACAAATTCAGGACAGAGTACACAGCAAGACATAAGCATTGATCGAATCAGTCGTGCGGAATACTTGAATTTGCCTGATAAATACACACAGTCGCGTCCTGCTCAGTACTACGTCGAACGTACAATAAGCCCTAAGCTGTACGTCTATCCTGCACCAGATGAGTCACAGTCCTATCTCTTTCGTTATTACGCTATTCGACGCATTGAAGATGCGGGAGCATTTACAAACACTACCGATATCGTATTTAGGTTTTTGCCTTGCCTAGCTGCAGGGCTGGCTTACTATATTGGATTGAAAAAAGCCCCTGACCGCGTGGTTATGCTAAAGCAGTTTTATGAAGAAGAATTTCAACGTGCTGCACAAGAAGATAGAGATATTGCGAGTGTGTATTTGGTTCCAGACATGGGTAACTAGGAACTATTATGGGTGGTTATGCGTCAGGCAAGTATTCCATAGCCATATGCGACAGATGTGGGCAGCAGTATAAGTATTTGGAATTAAAAAAGGAATGGACAGGGTTTAAAGTTTGTCCGGAGTGCTACGAACCAAAGCACCCACAGCTTTTACCTAAGAGGACATTAAATGAGCCACAGGCGATATATCAGCCAAGGCCACAGGGTCCAACAGAAGTAAATGTATTTGTTGGTGGTCCGGGTCCTTCTACATTTGAAAGTGTTGGTATGCAGCCTACAGCGTTAACTCCGCCATTAGTTGGACTTTTTGCATTAGGAACCGTTACGGTAGTAATTACATGACCTACACCGAACTAACTGCTGCTATTGCTGATTACACTGAAAATAGTTTTACTACAGTGGAGTTGAACACGTTTATTACTCAGGCAGAGCAGCGCATATACAACACAGTGCAGCTAGCAGCGATTAGGAAAAACGTAGAAGGATTGCTTACGGCAAGTAATAAGTACTTATCTTGCCCAACTGATTTTTTATCGGTGTTTTCGTTAGCTGTAGTAAAAACAAATGGCGAGTACGTTTATTTGCAAAATAAAGATGTGAACTATATTCGTGAGATGTATCCATCTCCTACAGCTACTGGCGTACCAAAATATTATGCTATTTTTGGCCCAGCTACCTCTAATGGTGCGATAACCGATGAGCTTGCATTGATATTGGGCCCAATGCCTGATGCAAATTACACAACCGAATTGCATTACTACTACTATCCACAGTCAATTACTACCGTCGATGATGGTCGTACATGGTTAGGGGACAATTATGACCCTGCATTGTTATATGGCTCATTGGTTGAGGCCTATATCTTCATGAAGGGTGAACAGGATATGATGGCGTATTACGAGAAGAAATTCCAAGATGCGCTAATGCAGTTGAAACGTCTGGGCGATGGCCTTGAGCGCGGAGATGCATACCGTGACGGTCAAGCTAAATACAAGGTTTCATAATGGCAATTACGCAAGCATTTGCTAATAGTTTTAAGTCTCAGGTCTTACAAGGTGACCAAGACCTGACTGCAGATACGCTTAAAATGGCGTTGTACACAAGCTCCGCTTCGTTGGACGCAAGCACTACTGTTTATTCGGCTACGAATGAGGTAACGGGCAATGGTTATACCGCAGGAGGTATAGCTATTACGGGTGTGACGATAGCCACGTCGGCCTCTGGGGTAGTTTTTTTGAGCTTTAATACGGTGTCTTGGCCCGGATCGACGTTTACAGCTAGGGGTGCACTTATTTACAACAGCACTAGAAGTAATTCTGCTGTGGCAGTATTGGACTTTGGGATGGATCAGACTTGCAGTAACCAGATCTTTGCGGTTACGCTGCCCCCAAATAATTTTAGTTCTGCGATATTTCGTTTTTCATAAGGTTAGTTATGTTTACTAGTGGCGGCGCACTTTTAGGACAGATTACTGCAGTATCAGTATCTGGGCGCGGTTTTACGCCTGAAGAAGTAGCAGAAATGGCCTTGGATAAAATTATTTATATTGGAGAGAACTCCCATCCTGCCCTTCGCGACCAAGCAGAGGTTTTTAGGGATCAGATTCGTACAGTATTGGTGAAATACATGAGACAAGCAGTTGTTTCACACAATACTACGCTTGCAAACAAGCTTCGGGATGCAGGGCATCCTGAGCTAATTAAACTTTTGGAGAATTAAAATGGCTATTAGCGTAACCACAGCAATGCCTACGTCCTTTAAGGTAGAAATCCTGAAGGCAGTACACAATTTCACGGCTTCCACTGGCAATACGTTTAAGATTGCTTTGATGAAAGCAACTGCCGCTGGTTCAGGAACGTATGGTGCAGCAACTACTAGTTACCTCAACTTGACAAGTAACTCCGATGAAGTTGCTAGTGGTAGTGGTTATACCACTGGCGGCAATACACTTGTTTCAGTTACTCCTGTAGCGAGTAGCACCACAGCCGTGTGTGACTTTGATAATACTACGTGGTCTGCCGCTACGTTTACTAGTTGTGGCGCTATCATCTATAACGACACAGCCACTGGCGATCCAGCTTGTGCAGTATTGAGCTTTGGTGGTGATCAGCAAGTAAGCTCAGGAGATTTCCAGATTCAATTCCCTGCTCCTGCCGCTGCGACTGCAATCATCCGTATAGCTTAATAGGAAGAGAATGTGCCGAACCTCGTTAAATCGTGGGGTGAAGGAGCGTGGGATGACGCTACGTGGGGCGGGATCCCCACAGCTAACATCATTGGATGGGGCTCTGGCACATGGGGACAAAATGCTTGGGGCGGTATCGTTGAGGCAATTACTCCCACAGGCGTTGAAGGAACAGGTAGTGTAGGAAGTATTTATCCGGTTGTTTCGGCTAATCCGGTAGGAGTTGTAGGGACAGGAGCAATTGGAACGGTAGTTATACCGCAACAGGTGGTACTAACACCTGACGGTGTGCAGGGAACCGGAGCAATTGGCACTCCTACTTTCTTCTTTGGGGTTGTGTTTGTTCCAACTGGCGTTTCTGGCACAGGTGCAGTAGGTGATACGACAATAGTTTTGTCGCCAACGGTTTCGGTTACTGGCGTAGAAGGAACAGGTTCAATAGGAACTGTACTTTTACCAGTTAACCTTGTTGGAGTACAGGGAACAGGCAGTGTTGGCGATGTTATTCCAGTATTTGAGGAAATAGTTGTAGTAACTGGGGTAGACGGTGTTTCTGCAGTTGGTGGAGTTGGGGTATCTACTGGAGAATCAGTTCTCCCAGTTGGCATAGCAGCAATTGGCAGCATTGGTACACCTTCGGTAAGCTATAATCATATTGAAAATGTAGTTGGAGTTGCAGGCACTGGGTCAGTAGGAGTAGTTCTTATTCGTAGGTGGTCCGTGGTCAACGATTATCAAGATCCTAACTGGGTCCTGATCCAAGTAGCATAAGGAACTAATATGGCAAGTACATACAGCAATCTAAAAATCGAACTGATCACTACGGGTGAGCAGGCGGGTACGTGGGGAGCCACTACAAACACTAATCTGGGGACGGCGCTTGAAGAAGCGATCACAGGTACTGTGGATGTATCGTTCTCCAGTGCTGATGTAACACTAACGCTTACCGATACTAACGCAACTCAGACTGCTCGTAATTTGCGGTTGAATTTGACGGGTACATCGGGCGCAGCAAGAAATCTAATTGTTCCAGCTATTGAGAAGCAATACATTGTAAATAACGGTTTGGCAGATGCCGTAACTGTTAAAAACTCGACGGGCACAGGCATAGCGGTTCCGGCAGGTAAGACAATGCTGGTGTTTAACAATGCGACAAACGTCGTCGATGTAACAACATATCTGTCTTCTTTAACGCTTGGTAGTGCGTTGCCAGTAGCTTCTGGTGGTAGTGGTGCAGCGACCTTGACGGGCGTTTTAAAAGGTAATGGCACATCAGCCTTTACTGCAGCTACTGCGGGTACAGACTTTGTGGCTCCGGGCGGTGCGTTAGGCACTCCAAGCTCGGGCACGTTGACTAACGCTACTGGATTGCCTTTAACTACGGGTGTAACAGGCACGTTGCCAGTAGCAAATGGCGGTTCAGGTGTTACAACCATAACTGGGATTATTAAAGGCAGTGGCACTAGTGCGTTTAGTGCGGCTACCGCTGGTACAGATTACGGCGCTCCTGCTACTGCGTCTACTTGGTCAGCGTCCCAACGTGGCACAGTAACCACAGACAATGACGGTTCATTTGATATGAACGTCACCAATAATTTTAGTTGTACGCCTACTGGCACAATCACGCTGACGTTTACCAACATTACGGCTGGTCAGTCTGGTTTTATATTATTGGTTAACGGTTCAAACTACACGGTAGCGGCTGCGGCAACTACTAAGGTAGCCACAGGCGTATTGACGGCATTGTCTGCTACAGGCACATATTTAGTTTCGTATTTTTCAAACGGCACAAATGTTTATGTAACTGCTTCTGGAGCTTTGGCATGACGATTCTTCAAAGCGCGATTGCACAGTCTGCTGCTGGAGCTACTGGCTATCAGATTTCGCGTAGCTTGCGGTTTAATGTGGATGATTCTGCAACGTTGTCGCGCACTCCTAGCACCGCTGGAAATCGTAAAACTTGGACGTGGAGCGGTTGGA